TTGGGTGAGAGCTTTACCAACATGATTTGATCCTTATTTTAAAGGGGTTTTACGTTGGACAAAACCTATGTGGGGTTTTGTCCTTTTTTATTATTCGTTGAGTATGCGATGAACAATCATGCGATGAATGCCGCTGTCGCCATGTATATCCAGACCTTGCGCCAAGTATTCGTTGTGGATGCGGCGGCGGTTTTTCATGGACGCGGTTGAGAACACTTGCTTCTGCGGGTTGGAGAATTTCCAGAACCACGCAATCCCCATGTAGTCGGGCGTGCCAACAAGATTGTGATCGGCCTCTGTCAAGCTTTTCAGTGCGCCGATGGTCACGTCCGGCAAATCAAGATTAATGGTCACGGACTTCACCCTCCCATGTGATGCCAAATTCCTCAAAACGCTCCATTTGGTAATCGTTGGGCTTACACTTGAGGTACTGAAAAATCATGCCGGAAATAGAACCGAAGTCTCTGGCTTGACGGAATGAAAGTTGAGCATCGTGCATTCGAATAAGCGCGGCAAGCTTTGACGAAGTTTTAGCTATGCGCTGCTTGTCCTCGCAGACATAATCGCCAAATGGGTTCCAGTCGAATGTCTCTGAAAGCAATTCAGCGGACCGAATGAATACAACCAAGTCGTCATATTCGAGGTCCATGAAATAATCGACGGATTCGGAAAGGCTTTGGCTTGAGTGCAGCAGGTTGTCCAGTGCCTCCCGCTCATCGCTGCCAAGTGCAGCAAGGTCTTTGCCGCGTGCGATGTAGTTGCACTTAATCTCTTCCCAGAACTCCGGTGTTTTGTGCAGATCGGTCATTTTATTCTCCATGTTTGTTTGTTTGTGCCTACCTTAAATCAGAACCGCAATATCTTTGCAATAGTTTATTTTACTTGCTCGTATATCCCAACAATATATAGTTAAACCAATGGAAAAAGGGGTTCAGCAATGAATGATGTGAAGAAATTAATCGGCTTCAGCGATACGGCAAACGCCGCAATCTCGGAGGCTGCGGTAAAAGTCGGGCTAAGTTTTAGCGCGTTCACACGCAGCGCCGCGCTGAAAGAGGCCAGCAAAGTCGTGACCGTTCAACCGCCAAAGGCTGACTGATGCTAATATATGGCATTGACCCGGGCTTTACGGGCGCAATCGCCCTATACTGGCCCGGCGCTGGCACAATCGAGGTTCACGACATGCCAGTGATGAAAAACCCAAAGGGTAAAACAATCATAAACCCGCACGGCGTCCTGGACATACTCGCAAACGAGGGCGGCAAATCGTTAGCCGTGATTGAGCAAGTTGGGGCTATGCCGGGTCAAGGGGTTTCGAGCATGTTTAGGTTCGGGCAGGGGCTTGGTGCAGTCGAGGCTTGTGCAGCAGCCAGCAAGCTACCGCTACAATATGTGACGCCTGCAAAATGGAAAAAGCATTTCAATCTGAGCCGAGACAAAGGTGTAAGCCGTTCGCTTACAATGCAGCGCTTCCCAGACTATGCGTCAGAATTTAGCCGAGCAAAGGATGATGGACGTGCCGAGGCGGTGCTAATCGCCCTATTCGCGGCGGAAACCATGATTTGAGGGGGTTGGGCCGGTGTATGAATTGTGTATGAATTGGGGGGAATTGTTTTTAAAGGGTTTTTCGCTCTAATTCATACAATTCATACAGATTATTACACTATTATTACGCGCGGCCATGCTCTTATGAATAATAATAATTACCTTTAGGTATATTATTATTAATAAGCTGCCCCGACAAAGTGAGGTTAAAAAATGGATCAAGAAAGAGAAACTAAAATCAGGGCGTGGATCAAGCATGGGATCGACTCAGGCCGAGCGATTGTAAGGCCTGCCGGATTTCATAAGGTTTCGCCAAAGTCCACGTTCCAGCAGAGGTTGGACAGTTGCAACACGATTGAGGAACTTGAGGGATTTGCAAATCGTCGCAAGTATCTCCCAAGCTTACCGCGATGGACAGAAAACGAACGGGCGTCAATCATTCACAAGAAAACAGAGATGCAAAACGTGAAGCGCAGGCGTAAGTGATGCAGGGGCTTGATATTAGCCTCGCTGGGGGTCTATGAAGGGTCGCGGGCAATCCTCCCTCCTCAAATGGCCGCACAACTCGCTGAACGGCTTCCCACGGTCGTTCAGCGCCTTTTACAAAGGTCCGGCCAATGGCGTTTGATTTGGAATTGAATATCATGCTTTCAAACTGCAAAGCGGACGACGCTGCGGATGAGGAGCTTGATATGCTGGTGGACTACCTTGAGGAACGGCTAGGAGTATCAACGCCTGACAGGCTGTTGCAAGCGCTGGCAGAAGCAATCACGGGATTGCATGAGTCTGATTTGTTTGACGGGCATACGATCCATTAAAAAAGCCCCACTTGATTGCGGGGCTTTATTTTATTTAATGGGGCGTGATTTGGGCCTGATGGTGTAACTCGATGGCGTATCGGTGGGCAAGCATTGGGCGACGCTATCATGGTGCTGGTCGCGTAGCGCTTCAAATATGGGGTCCATTGCTATTGCACAAGATGGCTGGTCCTTAAGCGCTATTTGCGAAACGTAGTCTTTGCCGTCGATCGTATACGTCAAAACTAGTAGGTGAAAATAAATCATGCTGGCACCTATAAATCCGCGACTATGGCGTTCAATCCGCCTTTGGCGTAGTAATAAGCGCCAAGCGAAAAGGGTTGCACATCCACCGGGTTTTCGGAGCGCCATTTATCGGAAGCTTTATTGATACCAAAGGCGCGTATATCTTCACGGGCAGCATCCCACCCGGCGCGGTAATCGTTCTCGTATTCTGTGTGTGTGATGTTGGCTTTCATTGGTTCAACTCCTTAAAGTACAATTGGCAAAAATAGGGCGAGGCTTGCGGCAATACCCATGCAAGCGCCTATAAAGACATTGGATAGGATGGCGTTGCGTTCTTTGCGCAGCTTGCGTTGGCGGCTGGTCATGCTGCGGCCTCCGCGTTTGCTGGAATGGTGTCGGTCTGTATGGCAATGGCGTTGCGGTCTGTACCCATATGGCTAACAGTGATTGATGTGATGATTTGCTTGTAGTCAAAATCGTTTTCGTTCAGCCAATCAATAAACAATTGGCCAGCCTGCAATGCCGCGCCGTCGGTGTCGTGCCAATTGCTTGATTGGTGAATTGTGCGGCGTATGGTGTTGCGGCTGTATCCTTTCCATGTGGCTGTATATTTGCCATTCGCTGCGTATGTTAGGGTTACATGGTGGGCGCGGTTTACTGTTAGGTTTGTCATGTGATTAATTCCTTGTTTGTGTTGTGTTGTGTTTAGTTTGTTGCGAGTTTGATAAAGGTACGGCACGCACGTTCAAATCCGTAAAATTTAACGCTCGCTTTGAATTGCGCTTGCGTGATGTTGTGTCCTTTATTGTTGCGTAGTTGAACGCAATGTTCCGAGCCGTTTGCCTTGTCAGTGATGACTAGAACGCCAGCGTGGTAGTCGGTGTCGTATGTGTCGGTGATGCGATCAATAATCATAGCTCAACACCTTTCACAAGGTTGCCATCCTGATCGAGCCAATTGCGCGACTTGGCACAATCAAAACAGATGCAGGAATAAGGTGCGACGTTTACGGGTGCGAAGAAAACCATAGGGTTTGCAGTGTTGTACTTGCGACAGTGTTGATCAGCGAATGTTTGCATGGTGTTGTTTCCTTGTGTTGTGTTGTGTTGGATTAGTTTGCTGAAAGGTCGCGCATAACTTGCTTGAGCGCCGTGTCGATGTGCGTATCGTCCATATATGTGTAAAGGTTGTCACATACCCATGGTGACATTTTGGCGTAGTATGACCAGTCCCAGCGCAAACGCTTTTCAACGTCTTTGGCCTTGCCTTCATTAATAATGAATTGGCGTTGTGCATCATGCTTTGCTGGCGTCCAGATTGCAGCAATGCGCGTCTTTAATTCGGCGTAATGTTCAGGTGTAATCTTCATTGTGTTGCTCCTTGTTTGTCTACTTGTACCACATACATATGCGAACGATATACATGGGTCAATAGCTAATGCGAGGGAATGTGAATAAAAGATGTATCACAACACACCAATCACATTGCCACACATATGCGAGCGCGTACCGATTGGCCTGGTGTTTGTCAAATGTGTTACACATTGCACGGCATTACGTCACACGGTGCTGGCACAAAGCCCCCCCCGTCTCGCTTTTCTGGGGGTACTATTATTATTATACCTTTCACACACACGGGACACCCCCCCCCTGCCCCCCTTGCCATACATATGCACTTCCATGTAAAAAAATATAAAATAGGAGTTTATCAAATGGCAGGCAGGGCTTTACGCAAGCGCATCCTTGAGGACGTCAAGAAGAAGGGCGGTGCAGAATACCTTGCCGAGCAGATTGGCTCCGGTATGACAATGACCCAGCTTGCTGCTCAATACGAGTGTAGCCGTGAATACTTTAGCCGCTCGGTCCGTGAGGTTCCTGAGTACAACGCTGCCATTACTGATGCGCGTCGCAACTCGGCAGACGCGCTGGTCGAGGAGGGTCTGACTATGGTTGACGCTCTTGACGGCCAAAGCACGACACAAGAGATTGCTGCTACACGTGAGAAGGTTCAGTGGCGTAAGTTCATGGCTGGCTCGTACAATCAAGAGCGCTACGGCAATCGCCCCCAGACCAACGTGACCATTTCTGTGAGTGACATGCACCTAGACGCGCTGCGCAAAGTAAATTCGGATATTGCCGCGATTGATGATGAGGATCGACAGCGTGAGGCTACGTCAATTGAGGCTGACTACAAGGATGTGACGGATGACTGAAGCTAACCCGCTAGAAGAGTTTGTGCTGCGTTACCGCGATGACCCGGTGTTGTTCGTCAAGGAGGTGCTGGGCGCGACGCCGTATGATTATCAGGCTGAGTTTTTGGATGCGCTGGCCAGTGGTGAGCGTAAAATGTCTGTGCGGTCTGGCCACGGTACGGGTAAGTCTACTACGTCGTCGTGGGCTATGCTGTGGTATGTGCTGCTGCGTTTCCCGAATAAGGTTGTTGTGACGGCACCCACCAGTGGCCAGTTGTTTGACGCATTGTTTGCCGAGTTGAAACGCTGGATTAATGAGCTGCCGCCACAGTTGCAGGTTTTGTTGACGGTTAAGTCTGACCGTGTTGAATTGTCTGCTGCGCCTGCGGAGGCTTTTATCTCGGCACGTACATCACGCGCTGAAACGCCAGAGGCGCTGGCTGGTGTTCACTCCGAGAATGTTTTGCTGGTTGTGGATGAGGCGTCTGGTGTGCCTGAGAAAGTATTTGAGGCTGCTGCTGGTTCAATGTCTGGCCACTCTGCGACGACGATTTTGCTATCCAACCCTACACGTTCATCCGGTACGTTCTTTGAGAGCCAGACTAGACTTGCGGATACATGGTGGACACGGCGCTGGTCCTGCGTTGAGAGTCCGCTGGTGTCTGAAGAGTTTGTTGACGAAATGCGGGCTAGGTACGGCGAGGACAGCAATGCGTTTCGTATTCGTGTGCTTGGCGAGTTTCCGATGGCCGATGATGACACGATTATTCCGTTTCATCTGGCTGACAGCGCAATCAAGCGTGACATTGAGATACCTGAAGACAC